ACTGTATACCCCATATAACTTCTATGGCATTCTTTTAATGCTGATCATAGATCTATTGTTATTTGGGCCGTGGGGTTTCATAGTATGGGGTATACAACTTGCATGGATACCATTCTGGGCAGCTGGAGTGATCAACGGTGTTGGTCATTGGTTTGGCTACAAGAACGGTGACACTAGAGATCAGAGCACAAACATTGTGCCCTGGGGAATACTAATCGGTGGCGAAGAGTTGCATAACAATCATCACATTGACCCAGCTAGCCCTAAAATGAGTCGCCGCTGGTTTGAGTTTGACATTGGTTGGCTGTGGTTTAAACTGTTTAGCTATATAGGCTTAGCAAAACTTAGAACATAAAAAAAGGACCCGAAGGTCCTTTTTGTTTGAAGTATTTTTAAATTACTTCTTCACGCCGCTGTTAACAAATGAATACATCTTTTCGGCGGTTTCTAATACTTTATCTAAACCTGGAAACTCTGGCATTTCAACTTTACTAACGATTTGACCAGTCTTCTCATCGCGAGTAGCAGTCATTTCCCAGCCTTGAAACTTGGCATGGAAATCGTCTTGCACTAGGCTTTTTGCCATGCCCAAGATATCTGAACGGATTTCGTAGCCGTTCTTGTTGAATTTAACTTCTGGTAGTTTTGGAGTAAAGTCAGACATTATTTTGCTCCTTTGTAAACTGTATCTTTAGCACTTGAAACTAGTGTTTGTGCAAGTGTTAGAGTTGTGTCAACCCAACCTTGATAAAACTTAGTTTGCGCTTCAATTAGTGTTACCAATTTTGATTGGATTTCTTTGTCGGTAACGAATGTGTTAACGATTGTCTTCTTGCCAGTTTGAATAGCATCGATTGTTTGATTAAACATAATTTTTCCTTTGTGTGTGTATGTTTTACGTCAGCTACTTATTTTTCACTGATGTACTATTATATATCTTTATTTGAAAAATTGCAAGGGAAATGTGGCCATCTTGGCAAAACGCCTTGATAATTTCCCCAAATGATCAAACTTAGCTATGTTGTTTACGGTTGCTTCATGCATAAGGCTAACAGCATTGGCATCGGGTATTTGTATATCAGCCATTACTTCGCCGCCTTCGCTGACTAATATTCCGTGCTGTTGTGCCAACTTCTTTATGGCAGCATTGTGTTTTAAGCAAACCATACAGCCTGCTTTGATACCGCGATTTTGACACCATTCTACCACGCGGCTCATTAGGCTGTAACCCATGCCCTTGCCTTGATACTGTTTGAGTACAGAGAATGCTAACTCAATAGGGCGATCTTCTAGACTGATGTGTCCTGCCCCTACTACTTCTAATTCTTCGTTTTCAATTACAAACACTCTGTGCCTTTGAAAGTTTTCTTCAAACTTGTCACAGAGTGCGTTAATAGTTTCTTCCTGAATTTGATAGCCAAATCGTAGATACTTGCTTTCGTTATCTAACGCTAACAGATGCGCTCGATAACGGTTGTATTCGTGATAGGGCAGTTCAAATACAATGTGTGACATTATTTTGATATAACTTGTTTGGCACGCTCATATTGATTGTTGCGAGCTAGATGTGCAGCATAGCTGGCTTCACCAACTGCTGTAAAAAAATTAGTAATAAATTTAAAAATGTTTTTCATGTGTTTTCCTTTTGAGATTTATGAATTGTAGGTACTTATGGTTTCTACTGAGTATTTATACAAGTATGCTGCATCAGCACAATAATGTCAACCTTTGACAACACCATAAATTTACTGTACAATAGTTTTAATTTGAGTTAAATATAGTATCAACTGGAATAATGATGAAACTTAGAACAAGATCAATACTACAGGAATTAAATGAGTTAGCCGAAGTGCGTAATATGGATGCACTATATGAAAGCCGTGCTACAAACATTATTAATTCCGCTATCAATCTGCTGGAAAGTCTTCACAAACACTATACTCCAGAACAGGCCGACGAACTAGAGCGTAGATTTATCAATGCTATCCGTGGGCAAGATTCAGCTAAATTTACTCGCGGAGTACGCAGAATAGCAGAATCTAGAAAACAACAAAAGCTATTGGAAAGCAAAAACAATGACTGATTTATTTGAAGGCGGCAATGTATTCAAAGACGCCGACAAGCAGCCCTTAACACGCAGGATACAGCGTGATGAAATTGCTGGAACCATAGGGTTCTTAGAAAAATCCACAGGCGTTGATTTTAGCCTAGACAAAGACGAAGAAGGTGTACCAATTAAATGGCTAGGTACTACTGGCCGTAAAATTGATTCAGGTGATTTAGATCTATCAGTTGATGCTCGTGAACTAGACAAAAAAGAATTTGCACAAAAACTAATTTCGATATTTGGCAAAGATTCAGTCAAACTTTCAGGTGACAATGTACACTTAAAAACTCCTATCAATGGAGACCCTGCAAATGGATTTGCACAGACAGATTTTATGTTCAGTACTAATCCTAAGTTCCAACAGGGATCAATGATAGGCAGTGGACCTGATAGCCCTTATCGTGGTGAGCATCGTCATATTTTATTAAGCTCAATTGCTCGTGCCCGAGGAATGAAGTATTCACCTAAGAGCGGATTAGTTGATCCAGAGTCTAACGAACCATTGCCTAATGGTGATGATTGGAATAGTATCGCTAAACAGTTGTTGGGTCAAACAGCCACAGTCAAAGACATTCGTTCGGTTGAAGCTATCATCAACTACATTAAAAAACTTCCTAACTACGAAGAATTAATTTCAGCTGCTCAAGAAACACTAGGCCGCTCGGGAATTGAACTGCCCAAGAAAGAAGCAGTAGAAAGCTACCAGCCAGGCACTATCGGCTGGATGCGTCAAATGATTGAGATCGTAAAGTGAGAGCGTTTGAGTTTCTAACCGAAGCATGGAGCAAGAAATACAAAAGCTCTATCAACTGTGCCAGTCCTAAAGGGTTCAGTCAGAAAGCTCACTGTGCTGGCCGTAAGAAAACTAATGAGGAAGCTCCTGCTCCTAAAAAGGTAGGACGTGAGTTCAACCACCTTGAGGATCTTGTATTCACAGAACCCAACGGTGCTGTCAAAGCAATAGAAATATTAAAAAGCCTTGCTAAACCAGAAACTAGTATCACTATCAAGTGGGACGGAAATCCAACTGTGTATTGGGGACGTGACGAAGACGGCACATTCCGTATGGTGGGCAAGAACAACTGGGGACGCGAAGAAGGCAAGAGTGCCTCGCCAGAAGATCTCAAACAATTTATTATGAGTCGTGGCAAGGGAGAAGACTGGCGTGAGAAGTTCGCCAGCGACATGGCTGCACTGTGGCCTGTGTTTGAAAAGGCTACTCCCAAAGATTTCCGCGGTTATGTCTACGGAGATATACTGTTCCATCCAGGCAAGCCCTATCAAGGTGCTGATGGCAGGATATCGTTTACCCCCAATCAAACTACTTACTCTGTTCTAGGCAATAGCGATATAGGACGCAGCTTGGTCAAAGCCAAGATAGCTGTGGCTGCACACAAGCAGTTTGGATACTTTGGTGACAAGACTGGAGAAGACTTTGACAATCCAGAAATATTTGCCAGCAATCCAGAGTTGAAAGTATTTGGGCTGACCACTGTCAGTACTCGTTCTGCTGTAAGTGCAGACAATCTTGGTAGAATACAAGCACTGGCTAAAAATCAACAGGCAATTAACAAATTGTTGGCGCCTGTAGCAGGTATGGGCTATCTACAAAGTGAAATCTATACTTTCGTCAACACACAAAGCAAGGCCAAACAACTAGACAACATCAACACCGATGCGTTTATGGCATTTGTAGGCAAGACTCCTGCTAAAGCTGCTAAGATAGCTGCACACAGTGAAACTCATCCGGGTGTAATGGATACTATGTTTGCACTGGTCAAAGAAATCATGGCAGCCAAAGATGAAGTAATTCGCGAGCTAGATGCAGCCGAAGGCGACATTACAGCAACCACAGGTGGTAAACCGGGCGGTGAGGGCTATGTTGCAGGTGGCTCAAAACTAGTTCCAAGAGACCGTTGGACTCCATTTAGAGCCGATTAATAGCCGTTTTGGCTTGATTTTTCCTTACCAATATAAATACTATGCCGGCCTCTGAGCGAGGTCATTGATATAAGGAGAATTAATCATGGCAGATATTTATTCAGTAAGACAAACCAGCGACAATGCTGGTGCACAAATTGCAGCAGCTAATGCTGGTGCAAATGCTAAAAGAGCAGTTATTTATTATCCAGGCGCAGCAGTTGCTGGTGCAAGCCCATACAGCCAATTTGGTACAAGAGAACTAACTCTTTTGAAAGCTACAGCAGGTAGCGGAACACCTTTCGCAACAGGCACACTTGACGATGCAGACAGCGACTATTTTGAAGCAATTAATGCTATTCAAAGTTTTGGCGAGTTGTTCTATGTTACTCGTGTAAGCGACACAGTGATTGCATTTATGATCGCTGAAGACACACGTAATGGTTCAGAAGTTGGATCTAACGTTCAAGCTACTACATACGGTCGTTTAGAAGCAGCACTTGGTGCAAACGTAAGTGGTGGTTTAACATTTACTGTAGCAGCAGCAAGCATTTCTTAATTCCTTAGGGATGGGAAGACTAAGCCTACTTCGGTAGGCTTTTTTACGACTGTGCTTTCTATATGATTAAATAGTAGCATATTATGCCACGCTACCAAATTGTAACTCTTGTTGACATTACTCGGACCAATCCCACGAGATCCGAAACTGATCAACACGCACTGGCACAACAGGCCAACTTCAATACCTTGTTGCAATCCATCGGACTTAGATCCAACGTTGAGTGGACAGTTGATCCGGTAGAATCTTCAGGCAGCTTGCCTTATCCGTTAGCAGGTCGAGCCAATTATTGGACATGGACCATTGAAGTAGAACGTGAAGAAGTGTTTACCAAAGACAGCAATCCGGTAGGTCTACTGTTAGAAGACCTACATGGTGTTCCAATTATCTCACAACTAAATAATAGTGTAGACATTGATCCAGCTGTATTTCAAACACAGGGTCCAAACACTAACATCTGGGTGAGTGAATCGCTCTGAGTTGGATAAATATATATTACAAAGGCAAATCATTAGGCAGTTACTAACTTAGGCACATGGCTCGGAGCGAGCACTTGACTTAACATACAAGGAACATAGCCAAAATGGCCACAAAAGAAGCAGTAGCACAGCTGACGCAATTACCCGAGCGGGTAGCGGTAGTTGAAATCAAAGTAGAAGCAATCAATGATAAACTCACTGACATTAAAGCCGATGTCAAGGAGATGCACGACTGTCTAGACAACACTCGTGATCTACTAGCAGAAAAACTAAAAGAAATGTCTGAGGCATCAAACAGTCAGCACAATGATCTATATGCCAAAATAGGCGAGTTAGAAAAAATCAAAAACAAGTATACAACCTATGCCTTAATTGGATTGGCATTTGCCGCAGGTACTGGTTGGCTTAACTCAGTACATTTGCCACACTTACTCAAGTTCCTGGGACTATAAAATAATCACACTTAAATAAGGGCCATAGGTCCTTTTTTTATGACTAACATATCACGACGTCTTGAGCAGACACTACGCTCAGCAATCCAAAAAAATCCCATACTGCCTGTTAAAGTAGCGGAAGGAATTCTAGTGGGCGATGTGTTAATTGTCAATGAAGGAACTGTGAAACATTTGAAACAACATAATGAATTCAAGTATAAAGAGATCAGCTTAAATTGTGCAGCCATACGCATAGCGAACTTGCTGGCCAGGCGAAGCTCTACTATACTTGCGGATCAGATATATACAGCTGATCAAGAGTACGGACGTTGGTTTGTTGATAGTCAGTTGTTGAGATCGCAGTACCAAAAAGCAGTTAATAATCAGGACAACGATCGAGCAGATATGTTATGGGCCAAGTACAGCGAAAGCAGAGATCGGGCAATTGCAGCAAAAAAACGCACAGAGAGTTTGGCTAACATCTGAATAAATATAGTATCAATTCTGGACCTTTAAAATATGAGAACAACAGACCTTTTTAAAAACACAAGATCCGCTAAAAAAATTAACGAATCTATTGAAAAAACTTTTGGCAAGCGATTAAACTTAGAATCATTTGATCTACCTAAGTTAGAAGATGCTCGTAACAAGTTACGTACACAGATTCATGATGCTCGCAATCAAAGCGGATTTAATGAAAATCTAGAAAACGAAACGTTAACACAGGCACAATGGATGTTAGATGCTATCAATGCAGAAATTGCCGAACGTGAAGAATTTGTTGCTGATGCAGGTCCAGCTGAAATCAGCACAGACGAAGGCTTCGGTTCTTTAGAAGATGAAGTAGCAGCAATTATTAAGAAGTTTGACGACGATATGATGGAAATTGGTGGATACGGTGATCCAGATCAAAACAAGATTGTTGAACTACTAAAACAAGGCGATGTAGAAGGTGCCACAGAAGTAGTATGGTACGCTTACGCTGATCAAGACGGTGGCGAACTTCGTGACATGGACGTATACATACAAAGTATAGAAGACGAGTTTGCAGAGCTTGCTCAAGGCAGCGATGAAGATGTAAAAGAAGGCGGTATGGACGAACTTGCAGCCGATTTAGGTCAAATTGCTGACAACGAAGACTACGATAAACTGTATGATTTATTAAGCGATGACGGTCCAATGGGCAAGTATTTACAAAGTCAAATTGAAGATATTACAGGCGAAACAGGCCTACATCCTAAAGATGATTTTGAAAGAATTGAAGAAATTCTCATGGGCCGTATTCAAGATGAGTTTGGTGGACAGAACAACGATGACGAAGGCGGTGAAACCGACGACGGTTATGCCTTAGCATCAGCAGGCTTTGGTTCAGACGAAGATTACGAAAGCATTCAGTACGAAGATCAAGTAAGTGAAAAGGCTGTGAGTAAATCACAACAACAGGCAGCCGGCATTGCGTTAGCTGCTAGACGCAAAGGCGAAACACCATCAGGTAAAGGTGCTGCTGCTGAAATGTCAAAGATGAGTATGAAAGAATTAGAAAAGTTTGCAGGTACTAAACATAAAAATTTACCTGCTAAAAAAGATGAATCAGTCAATACAGGAGATGACATGACTAAATTACAAGAAGGTGAAATCCAGCAAGCGTCTGCGATTGTAACCGCAAAGACAATGGTAGACCGAGTAGGTCGTTGGATTGAAGAACTTTCTGGTATGGAGAACGATACTCTACTACAGTTAGGCGATTCTATCCGTGACGAAATGGGTTCAGAGCAGGCTAAGAATTTTATCTCAGCAGTAGCTCCAGCAATTCAAACAGCTCTAGAAAACCTAAAAGCAACACGCGAAACACTAAGCACAGGTGTACGTACACTTACAGGCGAAGAGCAGCCAGCAGAAATGTTAGGTGGTGAGCCAGCAGCAGGCGGCATGGACGATCTAGAAGGTCCAGTAGAGCCAGACGCAATGAATGCAGAACCAGAAGCTAATATGGGCGACGAGTTTGGTGCAGCAGATGCAGCAGCAGGTGGCCTAGGTGATGCAGGTCGTGCTCAACGTGAAAGCATTGAGCGCGGTAACAGTCTACTAAGAGTATTGGCAGGCTAATGAAACTTTCTGCTATTATGTCAGAAACAGAGTTTGCCAGGCTACAGGAGCTAGATGCTCCTATGCTCGGCGCTACTCCTGCAGCAGGCGCTACTACATTAGCACCAGGCCAACCAGCAGCCGCTGATCCGCAAGCTCAGGCTAAAATGCAGGCCCAACAGGCCTTAGACAGAGCTAACCAAAAGAAACAGATTCAAGACGCTATTAGTCAGAAGCAGAAAGAACTGCAAGACCTACAAAAACAATTGGCACAGATACGATGAGATTTTTTGAATTTGCTGATTCAGATACAGGCTTAGACAAGTTTGTAATGATACTTAGAAATTTTGTTGGCCGTGCTGCCAGTAAAAAAGCACCGGCTAGCATGAATTGGGCATCACTGCAAAAAATTGCTCAAGACAGCGGATTTGAATTTGCCGCTGACTATGAGACATTTAAATCAATTTACGATTCAAGTCCAACTATCCAAAATCTAGTTAAAAACTTTAATGATCGTGGTGTTGAACTTAATGTTCCTGGGGCTCCTGATGCTGAACCCAAAGGTGATGGCACACAAACTCCTCAAGACAGTCAAGCGGCTGTGGATAAAATAGCTGCGTCTGCAGCACCACAACAACTAGCTCAGGCTTGACCTTTCCAAAATTTTAGTGTAATATATACACTATGACTGAAAATATAATCGCACCTCCGCCCTTTATTGAGCGTTATCAATATAAAAATTGTACTCAGGTCAATGACCCTGTGACACGTAAACGAGTATACCTAACGCCTGACGGTGAAAGTCTTCCATCAGTGACAACTATCCTTAGTGCTACTAAAGATATGACTCATTTAAACGAATGGAAGAAACGAGTCGGCGAAGACAAAGCCAAACAAATTACCACAGAAGCTGCAGGCGTAGGTACAGCTATGCACGCCAACTTAGAACGTTTTCTAATAGGTGAACAGCGACAGCCTGGTAATAATCCAGTTCATGTACAAGCCAACAAAATGGCCGACGTTATTATTGAGAACGGACTGAGTAAAATGAACGAAGTCTGGGCTATGGAACAGAGCTTGTATTTTCCAGGACTGTTTTCAGGAACAACTGACCTAGTAGGAGTACACGAAGGCGAGCCTGCAGTCTGTGACCATAAGCAAACTAACAAGCCTAAGAAAGCAGAATGGGTGGAAGATTACTACCTACAACTTATGGCTTATATATTAGCACATAATGAAGTCTACGGCACAGACATTAAAAAAGGTGTTATTTTTATGTGCTCAAGAGACTTTCAATATCAACAGTTTACACTAGAGCCTAAAGATTTTAACAAATGGCAGGATGCTTGGTTGAGTAAGGTAGAAGAATATTACAACCTAGGTAGATAAATACTCTATAACGCATAGAGGATATCAAAGTGGCCGTTGTCCAAATCTCGAAAATCCAAGTCCGCAGAGGGCAGAAAAACTCCAACAGTGGAGTACCACAGTTAAGTTCAGCTGAATTCGCATGGGCTGTAGACAGTCAAGAATTGTTTATTGGTAACGGTAGTGTACTAGAAGGTGCGCCTTATGTGGGCAACACTAAGATCCTTACAGAACATGATAATATCCTAGACCTAGCAAGAGGCTATCAATATGCCAGCAATGACACTTCTATTACTCTTAGTGTATCAAGAAATCTACAGGGAAAACTAGACGAGTACGTATCGGTTACAGATTTTGGTGCCGTAGGTGATGGTTCTACAGACTGTGTACTAGCATTTGAAACAGCATTTACACAACTGTTCCGTAATGTTAATTTAAATTATAGAAAAGTATTAGTGATACCAAACGGTGAATATTTATTCACCAGCGACTTAACTATACCAGCTAATGCTGTTATTCGAGGCGAAACACAGAATGGAGCCGTGCTTAATATCAGTGATAACAATATTAGATTTATCACTAGCACAGGTTTAGAACTAGCAGATTTTTCTAGCACTAACAGACCTCAAAATATTAATATTTCTAATCTTACCATACAACGAACTACAGGACAGATAACCTTATCTGGTGTGGCTAATTCTATTTTTGAAAACATCAGTGTTATAGGAGAGTACATTCTTGGCAATACAGTAACTTCGTTAGCTTCGGAACCTGCTGCTGTGTTTTGGGAAAACGGCCTAATAGGTACCCGAGTCACTGACGTGCAGTTTAAAAATTGTCTCTTCCAAGGCAACAGTGTATCAGTAAAATGTCTGCAGTCGTCGGTATACGATACTGTGATAAAATTTGATGCATGTAAATTTTTTGTCAGCGACACTGCAATTTATATTCAAGGTGTTGAAACTCAAGGTAACCGATGGACTGTGTCAGACTGTGATTTTGAAGAAGTAGCCAACCAAGCTCTACGTGCTACTTACGGTCAGGGTACAGTAATACAACAGTGTAAATTTAAAAACGTAGGAAATAATATATCAACGGCTGCATCACCTGATGATGTAATGGTATATTTCGGAGAAAAGATTGGCAACATTCTTGTAGCTTGCCGAAGCGATCGGCAGCAGTTAGCTAATATGACTGCAACCAACGATGTTACCTCATACACAGAAGTATACAATGCTGCTGGTGTTGATTTTTTAGATAAAAATTATTCTTTGATCTATCTGTCAGACAGTTTTAGACCATTAGCAGTATTTTCTGCATTGAATAAATTTACTGTGATCAACTATTGCCTACGTCTTGGTGTACACACAAGATTTGGTTCGTTACATATGGCTGTCAGCGATGATCTAGCTGCTTCAGACAATCAAATTACTATCACAGACAGTTACACTTATTCACCTAATTTTATTACTTCTACTGGAGGATCTCTTATGACCAATTTTGAATTTACAGCATCGTTGTCCAGCAATAGGATCGGCGATGATTCAACTTTAGGACCTAACCTTGACACAATAGTGTTAGCGTATAAGAATCCCCTTGCCACGGGCGCAACAGGCAACATCTCGTTTGATGTCGCCTACGGTGTTTGATAGCTACGGCACAGATAGATTAACAAAATGGAAAGAGTTTAGAGATAGTTTAGAAACAAGTGCAACTCCCTTAGAAGACGTTGCCGAACTTTGGAGTCATGCTCCGTTTGTTAGTCCTTATCTAGATCCCCAAAACCCAGCAGAATGGCCCGATCCATGGCATTTAATTTTGGATCTGCATCTTGACGATCTTGCAATCGCTCTAGGAATACTGTATACTATTAAATTAACACATCGCTTTATTGACACTGAATGTGAGATACATACGTCTATGTTCCCAAACAGAAAAGAAGCTAGTTATTTTGTTGTTGTAGATAAAAAACACGTACTTAATTTAGAATATAAAACTGTTGTTGATGTAGATAAAATTGTAGATTTAAAAACCAACATAGTTTGGTCAAAATCTAGAATGTAATAAATATCATTCTAGATAATAAAAAACATAGAGAGCCGCGAAGTAAATGAATAATATTACAGTTATAAAGAGAGACGGTAGCAAAGAACCACTACACATTGAAAAGTGGCAGGCACAGGTTGCAAAGGTATGTAAAGGAATAGCTGACGTCAGTCAGTCAATGATCGAAATCAAAGCACAGGTTAATTTCTATGATGGCATTACCACAGAAGAGATTGACGGTATTACCCTAAGAGCTATTGTTGATCTGATCGATGTTGAACACAATCCCGATATAGGTAATACTAACTATCAGTTTGTAGCAGGCAAACAAAGACTATCAATGCTGCGTAAGGATGTATATGGATCATATCAACCTCCCCACCTCTATGATATCGTAAAGAAAAATGTCACTGTAGGATTATACACTTCCGAACTACTTGAATGGTATACCGAGGATGACTGGAATAAAATGAATGACATGCTTGATCATGCCAAGGACGAAGAATACAGTTATGCTGCCATTGAACAGTTAATTGAAAAGTACCTTGTAAAGAATCGTGCTACCAAGGAAACTTATGAGACTCCACAAATTCGTTACATGGTTGCAGCCGCAACTGTGTTCCATAAAGAAGAGCCGAATAGCTCAAGAATGCGTTACATTAAAGAATATTATAATGCGGCATCCGATGGTTTGTTTACTCTTGCTACACCTGTGCTGGCTGGGCTCGGCACTCCTACTAAACAGTTTTCTAGTTGTGTGCTTATCCGCAGTGACGACGATCTGGATAGCATATTTGCTTCTGGCGAGATGATGGCCAAGTATGCCAGCAAACGTGCTGGCATTGGTTTAGAGATAGGTCGTCTAAGATCACTTGGTAGTCCCATTAGAGGCGGAGAGATCATGCACACAGGTATGATTCCATTCCTTAAGAAGTGGTTTGGAGATTTGCGCTCATGCTCACAAGGAGGTATTCGCAATGCAAGTGCTACTGTGTTCTATCCTATTTGGCATCATCAGTTTGATGATCTTATTGTACTTAAGAACAACCAAGGAACAGAAGAAACCCGAGTCCGTCATATGGATTATGGGGTTGTGCTTAGTGCTTTCTTCTGGAGACGATTCAAAAACAAAGAAGACATAACATTCTTCGATCCTAATGAAGTGCCTGACTTATACGAAGCATTCTACAGTGACACACAGAAGTTTGAAGAACTTTATGTAAAATATGAACAGAAAAAAGGTTTACGTAAAAAAACAATGTCAGCTGAAGAAGTATTTAAAAGCGGCATTTTGAAGGAGCGTACAGATACAGGTCGCATCTATTTG